CGAATCAAACAATGAGTTATACGATACTTATACAAAGATCGTTAAGAAAAATATCAAAAACTACACAACAAGTGTATACGATAGTTATCACAAGGATATGTTCTCATATATAACACAGGGTAATAGTACAATTGCTTCTGTGCATAAATTTCTCACAGAACAAAAAGATGGTGTATCAAATATATCTATTCCTGGATATATCATGACGTATATGGAGAATATGAGTGATGATTATGGTAGCGAGTTAACATCAACATTAGATAGAGATGAGTATCTTAAGAAAGTGAATATGAAACATAACAAGGAAATTAATGATTTTATACCCGACAAAGAAATCCAGGGACTTTAAGGGTAATATACTAAATAGATTCCGTATATTTTTTTACATACTTTTACATATAAATCGCGATTATGTCATTAAAACAACCATAACATTGTCATTAACCATAACATTGTCAGTAATCACAACTTTTATTTTATATCCATCGTTTGAATATAAAATAACATATCTCATTTCTACCATATAACATCCCTTGTTTTTACTCTTCAATTACCTCATCGTCTTCATTAGTTATCATCGTCATAAACATCTCTACAAGTTTAGGTTTAGTAAAGCGCGACAAAGAAGACATTCCATACTGTGAAAGGTAATGTTTAATCATAACCTTTGTCATAATGTTAACATCTGACTTCACACTATCAACACCATCTGTTCTTACTCTGTTTTTATATTTCTCTAGAACATGAGCATAATCTTCTATCTCTAACTTTTTATTTTTATTCATAGTCTTAACAACTTCTGATCTAGTTATTATCTTTAGATTTTTCAAATTGATAATATCATCCACAAAATGAACTGCATAAGTAGCGCTACGCAATAGCTCCTTATCAGGATGATCAAATGCGATAGCCATCAATCTCCCTACTCGATAAGATTTGGTAATACCATTAACAACTATCTTATATCTTTTATCACTTTGCATTTTATATATTCTTCCACTCTTATTCTTTACTCTACCAAGAGAAGATACAAATACATCTTCGTACATACCCCATTTTTCATCATCGATTGCCTCGTTGTCGTTTTGGGGTTTATCATCCTCGTTCTCGGATTCCTCAGTATCGGATTTCTCGTTCTCGGTTCCCTCGTCGTCAGAATCCATAATAATAATAGGTCTTTTCTTACGAGGAGGTTCTTTTCTTTCCTCGATATCTTCATTATCTTCATCTTCCGAGTCAGTCTCGAACTCTATAGTTCGTCGAGATTTTGACACATTATAAGATTTAACACTATTATCCAATTTAATATCAACATCGATAAACACAAACTCAGGCTTGATGTCACCAACTAAACTATCAAACTTTCTTTCGCCCTTTTTAGAAATGTTGTCGATATAGATAATATTAGACCTATCATCAAACATAATCAATTTAAAATTGTACCCTTCATTTAGGCATGCTTTTATTTTACAAGACAGTTCTCCTTTTCTCATGAAAGTCGTACACTTCACTTCCACAATTGTGTTATCAGACTTAATAAACATATCAGGGAAATATGTCTTGAATTTATCCTTCATCTTATAACGCAACATAACACTCTTAAGACCTTCCCCGTAAACAATATCATCTCTCTTAATTCCGGTAGATAGAAGATAATCCATCGCTTTACCTTCATATCCCTGAGTATAGATTTCATCTCCCGTGGATAGTTTATACAGTTTATTTCGTCCGTGAATCATCTTAAATACACTGTCGGGATTTTTATACACACAAGCAGAACATCCTTTCCATTGCTCCTCAAGACAGTTAGAATAAGATGTACAGTAAACTTCATGACATACACATCGATACTCGATAGTTCTTGCTTCATGATTGTGAGACAACAACTTAATACCGATACTTTTAAATTTCTCTTTGATCAAAATTATCTTAGCCTTAGATGTACCATGTTTTTCGCAGAATTTACATCTATAGTATTCTCCGTTATTTCTTTTTACACAGCTCTGAATACTTGATCTATCGAATTCAAGTCGATGTTCTCCGTTAGGACACATAAACTCTATCTTATCATCGCGATGGTAATTTTCAATCTGATTCTCTTTAGGAAACAGAGTAACAATACCAAATAGAGATAGCTCCGTAACCACCTCTTCCCAATTCTTCATAGAGATACATTTCTTACAAGGATTCTTTTCCCTCTTTCCGATCCACTTCTTAAAGATAGAAAATTTCATAATAAATACATGTCCCGATGGACATTTAAATCTAACCATCTCAATCTCGGCGCTAGGATTCTCGAATTCAAATCCTTCAGATTCATACAGTTTCTTATAATCTATATTTTTCTTACCAACCAGATTCTTACCAAACGAGATTTCTCCGCTATCATCGATACGCTGGAGATACAGTTTACATAACTCATTTGTGCATGATTTATTTTTAAAGAGCATAAAGGGTTGAATAGAAATGGTCTTGCATTCCATACATCTGGTAGTCATCTTTCCTCTAATATTAGTATACGTAGGGGTAATAACCTGTTGTTTACAAAGAAGATACATTCTCGTTACATAATACATACTCAATTTCTTCTGTTCCAATCCATATTCACATCCCTTGTTACCACAAAATCTTTTGCTACTGAACGAGTAGTAATTCGCGGTCTGTCTTAGACTACATCCTGGACATGTAAAAATTACGAGTTCAGATAGTTTGATCGATTTATTTTCCAAATCTACCTCTGTAGTCTTCTCATTAAACTCCTCAATCGATGACAACTGAGTGAAATCGATCTTGGATTGAATAACACATTCTGGGTCATAATCTTCATCATCCGATAACTCTTTTAACAAGCTTGCGATTTTGGTCGTGTAGATCATACTGTGATAGTATGAGGGTGGGAGGTAATATTAATGTAAATATTTACATTAATATCATTTTTAAATTTGTTTTGGAATGAATTTTTTACAGTATATTCGAATTTGTTAGGGTCGCAACAATCCATTTTAAAGGACCGGAAAGCCAAGTGCTCCTCCCGCAACTCGGATCACGTTGTGATTTATTGCGACTAGTACGAATTCATACTGCTGAGGGGTTCCAGCGCCGTCTGCGACAGCCGGACCAGGAACAGTGAGAGTACCAGTCGCAGCACCAGCAGTCTGAGCAGCAACAGAGGGAGTGAGCTGGAGCGACACGTTGGTCAGCTTACCGAAGTTGGTAGATCCCATAGGATTGACACTCATGATATCCAGAGTATAAGCGTACATGTGGTATCCAGTCTCGAGAGGAATGCTCACAGCGTTATACCAAGGATTGACTAGCGCATAGTAGTCAGCTCCCATGTTCGACAGACGCTGGGTGTTCTCATAGAGAAGAGAGGCAGTGTTGATAGGATCGGCCGATAGAGCAGGAGAGAACGAAACACCGTTGGTCGCCTGGGGGACGGGAGACGCAGCAGTGTAGTTAGACCACTCAGCCGGGTTGGTCTTGTTACGGACAGCGAAGAACAGAGCCTTAACTGCATGCGATAGACGGATATCGGTGTTGGACAGAGCGCTAGCGGGGTTGAAAGCGATGGTAGGAACAGTCTGAACCTGCTCAATCAGGATATCACGAGGAGCCTGACCCATCTGCTTACGCTCGTTGTTCGACACGATAGCATACTCAGCCCAGACGTCAACCTGCTGCAGCTGAGGAGCCGATCCCTGGATATCAGACATCTGGGCGTTGGTCGACACACCAGTGAGATTGTTATCGAGAATGAGGAGAGAGGTCCAGTCGTTGAAGTTGAAGTTGATACGCATCTCATTGTAGGGAAGAGCAGCGGTAGGGAGAGCAACACCAGTATCACGAGCATGACAGAGAGGAAGGGGGAGATTGAGAGTGATCTGAGGAAGAGACACCGCGGGGTAGGCTCCAGTAGCACCAGGATTGGTCAGCTCATCAATGTTACCGATCATGTTGTTGTATCCGTTACGCTTTCCAGCCGGGATAGAGAACTGCGACCAGAAATCGAGATAGTAGTTATCGAAACGCATCTCTACGAGATCGTTGAAAGTGATAGAGCACTCCTTAATTAGAGAATGCATAAGATTACGGGTCCAACGGAGGGAACCATTAACTCCGAATCGGTTAGACGCACTGAGCTGAACAGCGGGAATAGTGATACGGAGGAAAGAGCGGAGAAGGTAATCTCCAGCTCGGGAAATGTTCGCAGACCACTGCTGGTTGAACTGAGCGATACCAGAGCTCTTAGAAAGAACTACAGGTACGACAGTGAACCAAGTGGCCTTGCGAACTTTACGAACGAAATACGATACGGCCTGCTCCCCGCCATAACAGTATTTCTCGAGCTCATCATACGTCGCTACTTTTGACGATGAGGGCCTCCGGATTAAGGGGAAAATAATCCGGAGGCAGTACCTGATTTTTCAACCAGGAGTAGACTATATCTTAAGCCAAGTAAATA